GATCGAGCTTGATCGCGCGCAGCGCCTCGGCCGCCTGCTTTCCCTGTCCTTCGAAATCGCCGAGGCCGCGCTGAAACTTGGCAAACCCCTTGGCGAAGGTCTCAAGCGATGAATTGCTCGAATCGAGAACCGGCTTGATGCCGCCGAGCACTTCGATCGAAAGCCCGGTCTCGTCGCGCAGATCGGAGAGCTTGTCGCCGAGATCGACGATCGACTTGCCGAAGGCAACGAACGAACCGACCGACAATCCGATTCCGATCGTGCCCAGAGCGGAACTGGCGATGTTCGAAATATTTCCGAAGCTCTGGCGGAAATCGCCTTCAAGCCGCTTCAGATCGGCCTGGATCTTGGTGAGCGTCGCCTCGATGACGACTGTCTGTTTGATCTCGTTAGCCATGACTATGCGGCATCCACCATTCCGGATCGGTCAACTTTTCGGCGCGGCTTTCGTCGGCTGCCGGCCAGGACGACGAAGAACGTGTCGACTTCGGCATCGCTCGCCGCGCGCGGTTCCGCGTCCTGCTTGGTGCTAGGGAAAATATCTGTATAGCGAAAAGGCTGGCTGCGCTTTTTGGGATCGCGATTGACGTTATAGATCGCCGCCGCGATCTCGCCGGCGCGCATAAATTCGCGCGTTTCTTTTTGATCGTGGCGTCGCACCAGCGCCAGATATTCGCTAACCGTTAGATTCCAGAATCGTTCGTCGGTCAGCCCGAGCTCGACTACTGCAAAAGACCACCAGTCGAGCCAGGGCGTTTCGCCAAAGGGTCTGAATCGGTTTCCTGTTCTTTCGTCGGCGGCTGATCCGGATCGGGCTTCGTCGTCACGCGCAAGTAATATTCCCAGATCTCGCTCATGATCTGGGAACGCCGGCGCGGCGAGGCCTCGACGATTTCCGCAATGTCATCCTGTTTCACTTCCGGATCGCATTCGACGAGCCCGGCCCAGACGAGCGCGAAGAAAAGATCCATCGGAAAGCCGCCGTTGTTCATGACCGAATTTCGCGCGGCCGAAAGAATCAGATGATCGATCGCCATGCGTTCGTTCACTTTCGCGCCGCGCAGCCGATTGATCTCGGTTTCCGCGCGCATGAGCGCGCGCAGGTTCAGTTTGAACGGCCGCTTTTTGTCAAGTTCGAGCTCGATCGGTTCGAAAAGCATCTTCCCTCCCGGGGAGGACTGAGGACTGAGTTATTAGGACTGAGCCTCAGTCCTGAGTCCTCAGCACTCAGCACTAAGAGATTTCTACGGGCTCCGGCAGCCCCGTCACCTTGAGCGACCAGTTGAGGAAGACCGGCGCGTCGAACGAAAGAGGCAGATCAAACTTACTGACGCGCGCCTCGAAGTCCCATCCATCGATCAAATTACTGAGCAGCGTGCGCCAGTTTAATTTGTCCTGCGAAATGAAATCGAGATAGATCTGCTTGTGCAGTTCGATGTTCGGGTGATAGACGAGCACCAGTGACAAATCGTCGCCCTGCTTCAGCGTGTCGATATTCTCTTCGAAAGAACCTTCGCTGTCGTGGTTCGTGGCGTCGGCATATTGCTGCGTTGCCGACGGCGCCGGAATGATCCGCATTTGCGGCACCGCGACAAAAATCCCGTGCGTGTTTTGCCGGTAGAGCTGCGAGCCTTTTCCCTTGAGTATTTGACTGGGCATAGTTCTCTCCTTTTTTTATTCCATGTTCTGATGAGTCGGATCGGATTCCTCGGTCGCATAGCGCGTGCTGAACATCAGATCGGCGCCGGCGCGCGGCAGTTCGGCGTCGACGTAAAGGTATTTGACGCCGGTTTTTTTCGTGTGTTCCGCCAGTCCGCCGCGCGTGGGATCGAACTTCACGGCCTTTTCGACCTCGAGCAGAATGTCTTCGAGCTGATAAAGCGCGTGCTGATTGTCGTCGGCTTCTTCCCCTTCGTCGACCAGGCAGCGGACGATGAAATTCAATTCGCTGAGTTCGGTCGCATCCGGATGGAGCTCGGTGTCTTCGGTCGCGGGGAAAAAACAGGCGATCGGGCGCGGCAGATTGAAATGTTCCGGCCGCCCGGGACGCACGGTCGCAAGCGCAGCGACGGTGCCGAGCACGTCTTCGATGTTCTTCAAAATCTGTTTGCGAATGCTGTCGGGCATTGTTTGTTTATCCGGTCACAAACTTGAACGCGCGCGCGATCTCTTCGGGAACTTTTGTTCTCAGATATTCCGAGATCTGTTCCTGAATCTTTTTCCGACTGAAGACCAACGCCACCGACGGACCTTTCAGCTCGACGATCGGAAATCGTTTTGCGGTGAGACGTCTGAAGACGCCGACATGACCGCTTTTGAGTTTCATCACCGCGATGAACGATCCGGGGATCAGAATGCCCTGCTTCCCATAGCGCACGCCCCCAGGCGGCCGGCGCCGCGTGACGGTCTTCGGTCTCGGATTCATCTCGTAAATCGGGATCCGGTCTTTGCTCGACGAAAAGGCGATCAGCCGCGCTTCGGGTTTTTCCGCCGTCGCCTTTTGGAGCGACAGATTTCGCCGGATGGTTTTCTGCGCGCCGGCGCCGACGTCGGCCTGGATCGCGCGCACCGACAGCGTGAAGGCGCCCTGCGCGGCGCGATTGATGCCGGCGGCCGCCGCGCGCGGATAGCGCTTGACGCTCTGATCGAGCTTGCGCCCGAGCGCTGCCGTGTCGGTGCTGACTTTGATCGCGATCGCCATTATTGAAATCGATCCTTCTCGACCCGCTTCCAGTATTCGTAATAAGAGCTTTCCGCCGGCGTGATCTCGATCATCGTGTCCGGGCGAACGCCGTTCGCCCCTACATCTTTTTCTTTTCCCCGATCATCCCGAGTAGCGCCTTCCGGCGCGTATCGAGGGGCTATTGGTAATTTTTCCTGATCCACGGATAACCTGCGCGGCCGGCGCCGTCGAAAAATTCCCATGGCTTGATCGTGCCATTGAAAAAGACGATCCGCGCGCCCGGCGGCGGCGCGTCGTTCCAGCGCTTCTCTTTGAAAAGATCGATAAAGCCGTGCACGCCGTCGGCGACGTTCCAGCCCTTCTCGTCGGGCAAAATGTGATTGATCCAGGCCTGATCGCTGCCGATGAAGCGCGCCGCGGCCGCGATCGATTCCGCGCCTTTGAACTGTTCCCAGACCCTTTTCCGGGCGCCGGCCGTCATCATCCACATCGACGCCTGATAGTTGCCGAGCCGTTCGCCTTCGTACTTGTCGCGAGCGGCCGGCCGGCGGATGATCAGGAAATCTTCCGCGCGATCGAATAGAGAATCGAGATTCGCGAGCACAACACAATCGAGATCGACCGAAACAAAACGATCGCCGAGAATCGCGCGCGCTTCCTCGCTGAAGGCTTTAAGTCGCACATAGCAATAGGGTTTGACTCGTCCCCAGGCCAGCCGTTTCAAATTTCGCCAGTCCGACCAGAGCGGGATCGGCGTGATCAACGGATCAAAAGGATTTTCGATTTTGGATTTTGGATTTTCGATTCTCGGATTCTTCCGTCCATCCTGAGTAGGACGCGACGCGTCCGTATCGAAGGGCCAATCGGTCAAAAGAACGAAACGGTGCGGGATCGTGAGATGGCGGTGAATCATTCGCGCCCAAACATTCGCATGCTCGGGCGTGTACTGGACGGTGCAGGTCTCGCTTTTCCAGAGCCAGCCGACGACGGTCAGCGGCCGTTCAACCGCTGCGGTCTGAAATGGCAGGGGCGCAGACGTCTGCGCCCCTACGAACTCTTGAGCCTGCTGCATGAATCGCGACGTTCCTTTTAGCTTGCGCTTTCAGTGGCATCGAGCAGCACGACTGCCGCAGGTTTTGTGCAAAGGTATAGGGGGTTTGACTGTGCTTCCAAATCGACGCCCTTCCCCATCGGTTTCATTTCCGCGCGCGATTCGATCGGTGCGCCGTTCGGATCGGGGATCTGATTGACGCGATCGATATAGTCCGACGGACCGAAATAGCCCTTGAACAAACCGCGCGCGCCGAGCGGGAAAAGACTCGCTTTGCCGGTCTCGACGAAGTCGACGCCGCCCACGCTGCCGCGATAGTTGATCCAGCGCACGCCGCTATAGTCGAACATGCCGAAGGCGCGATGGTCGCCCCGGAGATCGGCCGCCGCCTGCCAGTTCAAATAGAGCGCTCGGACCTGCGCATTTCCGATCAACAGATCGAAGAACTGATCGCCGCAAAGCGCCGCGAAGCCGCTCACCGGTTGGTTCTTGAGCGCGTTGAGGCTTTTGCGGATCGCTTCGCGGATCTGCGTGTTCACGTCGGTGGTCGAATCGTCGAGGTTCATGCCGTGGGTTTGCTGGCTGACTTCGAACTGATCGAAAAGATCGTAGATCACCGAACTGCCGTCGGAATCGAGGACCAGGCCCTTGATCGCGCCGACGCGGTGATATTCGAGCGTCGCCTCGAGATCGTTGCGCATGTTGTTGAGCTTGCGATCGCGCAGCGCCTGGACCGACATCAGGGTTTGCGCCGGCGTCATGCCGGTGGCATAGGCCCGCACTCCCTGCACTTCTTCGGCGGTGATGCTGTCGCGGATGGGCAGGTGCGGCACGAGGAAAGGCCGGCCTTTGCGCTTGCCGTTCTCGCGCGATGCGGGCACGCCGCCCCAGGGTGCGGTCGGCACCAGTTTGAGGCTGTTGCCGTCCTCTTCGATGACGACGTTGCGGCTGGCGACGCCCTCCTCCTCGAATAGCCCCATTCCACCGATGAGATCGGGCTTGTAGGCGTCGTGATTGATCGTGGTCGTGAGCGAGGCCATCTTGAAAAGATCGCCGGCAAAAATATCTAAAATATCTGCCATCTGTGTTTCTCCCTGTCTTAGTGAATTTGTCCTGTGCTCAGCACTCAGTCCTCAGCACTCAGCACTAATTTTAGGTGTAGTTGACGCGCACCCGGATCCCGAGCGCTTCGAGATCGACCTTGCCGGCGGCAATGTCGCCCGCATCGTTCGACGTAGCGAAAACGAGAAGATCGTCCTTCACTTCGGCATCGCGATCGATGATCACGCCCGGCAGATCGCCGTCAGTCGCATCGACGGCGCAGACGAGAATGCCCGCAGCGGTTTCGCTGCCGTCGCCGTTGTCGTCGTCATAGGCTTTATATTTGCCCGACGCGGTGACCTTGCCGACCACGGCGCCGGCGGCGAGATCCTGCCCGGACACGACGGTGACGTTTTTCCGCGATCGGTGACCGGCGGCCTCGGACAAAATAAATTCGCCGTCGTGATTCGATTCGGTAACACTCATGATTTTTCCTCCTGGTTATTTTCGGGAAGCGATTACTTTCTTTGATTTCGTTTTCGGTAGATCTCGCCGATATCGACGACCGGCGCCGGCGTGGTCGTGCGCGCGCCCGGCGAGAGCTTGTTGTCGATCTCGGGACTCTGACGCTCGATCAGGGTGTCGAAGAGTTCGTTCGCGACTTCCTGCACCGACATGCCGGCCTTGATATAGGCGTTGGCGCGTTCGGGAAGTCTGGCGGCGGCGCAGCGCGCGCGGATCGTATCGGCGTCGGCGAGTCTCGCCCTGACTTCTAAAACGCTCATGCCCCGTTCGATGAACGACGGCGCGCCGTCGGGGATCCCCGCCCGGGCGCAGGCGTCGACGATTTCGCGGACGCGCTTTTCGGCGGCCGCAGCGGCTTCGCTGCGGATCTCCTCTTCCGATTTTGGATTTTCGATTTTCGATTTTGGATTGTCGTCGTCTTCGACCGGCAAAGGCAGCTTCGAGAACTTCTGCTGCCAGCGCGCGCTGGCCGCGAGCTTTTTTGGTTCGGTCACTTCGTCGGCGAGACCGAGTTCTTTCGCTTCGGCTGCGGTGAGCCAGGTCTCTTGATCCATCAGACTGCGGATCTCGTCCTGTTCTTTGCCGCTTTTCTTGACGTAGATATTGGCGAGCGTGCCGTTGAGCTTTTCGAGAAAGTCCGCCATGTCGGCCATATCCTGAGCGTC